CGATCAGATCGTAATCGAGCCAGCTTGCCGCCTCGTCGAGCCATTGCAGCTCGAATTCCTGTGCCCAGGCATCCTCGTCGGCCATGCCCGCGCGCAGCTCGTCGATATCGACTTCAAGCCCCTCTTTAACGGCCTGGTAAATGTCCACCACATGGCGCGACCAGGTGCCGTCCTCGGCGGTCATCAGCTCGTAGAACTTGTTGCCCTTGCCGTTGGGTGTGCTGATCACCCGGATCTTGTGCCCGCCCCGCGCCGCGACCGGAAAGGCGCTGCCCCAGATGCGGCGGCTGTCGCGGTGAAAGGCGAATTCGTCGAGGATCAGATTGCCGCCAAAGCCGCGCGCGGCATCGGGGCTGGCCGAGAGCGCGGTGATGCGCGACCCGCCTGGAAAGCGCACCTCGTGGGTCTTGTAGGTGGCGTCCATCTCGGGCGCGTGAAACTCGCCCTCCTCAAAAACCGGGCCTTTGCCCCGCGCCATCCGGTTATACGCCGCCCAGAAGCCGCGCACGATGGGTTTGAGTGCATCCTCCATCGCCTCCTTGGCCGTGGCCTCCGAGCGCGACAGGATCGTCCAGCGGGTGCGCCGCCCCTCGATCTCGGCGCGGATCGCGTCATCCGCCGCCTCGCCCATCGCGCCAAACGTCTTGCCGCCGCGCCGCGTGAACATGCCGATCTTGAAGCGGCTGGCATCCTCCAGCCAGCGCTTTTGATAAGGCAGGAAGGTGATGACCTGTTCGGGCATCAGATCCCGACCCCAAGGAAAACTTCTTCGACAGCGCGGGTTCTGCACACATGCCAACGGCGTTCTTCAATTCGCCGTAGGACGGACGTGACGTGTTCGTCTTTGCCTCGCCGCTCTGCGCGTCTTATCAGTCGCCGCACCTTCGAAAGGCGCTTTCGCAAATCTCGCGGCACTGCGGACCAATGCCGCGCGCAAATGAATTCATTGTGCCCGCGGCCCGAAAGTTCCCGTTCCGAGATGGTTCGGCGACAGCCTGGGCAGAGGCAATGAACCCTCTCTGCCATCACACGCTCTCCCAATACCCGTCGCGCAGGTAGCCGTGCCATCCGCAATTCAGTTGATGAACCGAGGGCGTGAGCGTCGGCTCGCTGAGCGATCCGTTCCAGGACCAGGACGGCGCGCGCGCGGGCTTTTCCCGCAGCCCGATCACGATCCGGTTCGCCCCGTCGCAGCCGCAGGGGCAGAAAAACCAGAACGCGGCCCCGTTCGGCCCGCCCTGCGTCAGGTCGATATGAAAGCTGCCCGGCAGCGTCTTGCGCCGGAACTCGGCCGGGTCGGGAAACTCGATGGCGCGGATCATGGCCGCACCTCGCTTATCCATATCGGACAAGGATCGTCGCGCCGATTGCGATCGCCCGCCAGAACCGCCACGCCAATGGCTGCATCGTCAAGCATCATGCCAGCCCCATCACTTCCCGCGCCGCCTGGGCTGCTGCCGCATCGATCCGGCCCGTCTCGATAGCCTCGTCGAGCTTTTGGGATTGTGCGCTGCGCTCGGCCTTGAGAATACCGTCCCGCAAGCTGGTCGAGCGGATCAGGTTATTAAGCGCCGTCGTCAGATCCTTCATGCCGCGCGGATCAGGCATCTTGTCCGGGTCGCCCATCATCATCTGAAGCCGCCACTGGATCGTCGTCAACTGCTGGAACAGCGCCGAGGTGACATCGACCTCCTCCTTGAGGCTGGCCTCTTCCAGGAACGTGCGGATTTCGTCCTGCGCGCGTTCCTGCATCCGTGCGTATTCGCGGAATTCCTGCCCGTAGGAGTGGATGGCAGACTTGCCGATCCGAAGTTCAAGGCCCTCGTCGGCGCAGCGCCTGTTCAGACGCTCCGCGATTTCCTCGTAGCGCGCGAAACCGCAGGCGCGCAGCTCGTCCTGCAGCCATTGGCGCAGCTCGGCGGGCAACAGATCGACCTTGCGGGGCGGGGGCGCTGGATATCGGGATGCGTGGCCTCGCCGCGCGCGATCTCGATGCCGCGCAGCGTGGCCTCGGCAATCACGAAATCCCCATGGTCCTGCATCGTGACCATGCCGTTTTCTTCCAGCCAGGCCAGCTCGGTGATCACCTGATCGAAGGTGGACCCCACCCCCACGCCCTGCAGCACGTCGCGCAGGATCGAGGCATTGGTGGTGTATCCCGAAACCTGTTCCAGATGGCGCAGGATCGCCAGGCGGCGGTGCTTTCGGACTGTGGTGGCGTAGCCCATCAGTGTTTCTCCCTCAGGTGGTCCTCATGGCGGCCGACGATATCCTCAGTGCGCTGGAGACTGTCCTTCATGCCATCCATCGTCGCGCGCATCGCCCGCATGTCGCCCGCCATCTCGGCGAGCATGATCTCGAGCCGGTGCGTGTCTTTCTGGCCAGGCATCGACTGCACGGTTAGTTCGAGCCGCGAGATGCGCGTCTCGTGATGATCCATCAGCTTGTCCACATCCTTCCGGCGCGTGGCAAAGAACGTGTAGAGTGCCACGAGCAAGGGCAGAAGGACGCCCGCGCCCTTCCAGAAGATATCCCAGTCCATCATGCCGGATCGCCCTCCGGCGCCTCGATCATCTCGACCCCGTGACCGGTGGCAATCACGCAGGAAATCCCGTCCGGCTGCGTCATCATCAGGGTCCAGCTTCCCGAGGGCGCGACGAACATCTCGACGAGGCGGCCGTCCCTGGTCAGCGCCCGCATGCGCGGCATCTCGCCATATTCGGCCAGCAGCCCCGCGACCACGTCCGCGCGCTCAAAGCAGCGCCCGGCCGAGGCCGGATGTGCGAAGAAGGCACCAGCCATGGCCAGCATGATCGAGGCTCTCAATCTCACCTTTCTGCCCTCCAATCCTCGATCGCTGGGTTATCCGCCTCTTGCGTCGCGGCCAATACCACCTCGGCGTCCGGGCCGGGATCGGCGGCACCGGGACTGTCGTGGCGCAGGGCGCGCAGCGTGGTGATGTTGCGCGCCACATCCGGGGCCTGGGCGATGATCCGCGCGGCCTCGCGCTGCATCGAGGCCCCGCGAAACTTGTGCAACTCGCGCGCGCCGAAGTAGAACGCCACGATCGCGCCCATCAGCGCCCAGATCGGCTCTGGCACCAGCGCGAGGCCCTGCATCCGCTCGGCGAACCAGATCGGGTCATGCATCGCCGAGGCGAAGAGGAAGATGCAGCCGAACGCCATGGCCGGGCGCGGCAGGCGGTTGAGGCCGTCGACCAGTTGCACCCACCAGCCGCCACCGCCGGTGAACTCGGCCGCCATCTGGCTCAACGCGGCCTGCTGGAACGCGGCCTCGCGCGCATCTGCCGCCTCGGCATTCGGGCGGAACACCTCGGCTGTCTCGGCGATCACGTTGCGCCCGCCGCCGAAGATCGCCCCGAATATCGTGCTCAGCCAGCCCATGCCAAAACCCTCTCGTTGAACTGTGCCCGCGTCATCCGGTAGCGGGGCGACATGAATTCCTCGGCCCGCCTGATCCAGCCGCCCTTGCCGCCGGACCTGGTGCGCGCGAACTTGCGCAGGGACGGGCGCGCATCGGCCAGGCGGAAATAATAGTTGCGGCGCGCGATGGCGTAGGCATCGGCAATGTGGTCGGGGGCCGCGTCATGCGCCGCACGCACCGCGCGCAGGGTATTGGGGCCGATCGCACCGTCCGCCATGGCGGCAAATCCCATCTGCGTCACCAGGCGCTGGAGAATTTTCACGGCGTTGGAGCCGGCATTGACCTGCATGTCGAACACGCTGGCCTGCAAGGCTTCGGGCAGCGCGTCGATGCGCGGCGCGTGGAAATAGTGCTCGATGAAGATATCCACCGCCTGCGCCCGCGTCATGCGGCGCACATCATCGACGTCGATATCGCCATCACCGTCGAGATCGAGGCCGAGACGGCGCATCGTGCCGATCGTCACGCCGAAATTCGTCGCCCCGCCCGGATCGGCCGGATCGTTGACGAAGCCACCCTCGCGGGCAACAATCTCTTCGGCGATCTGTCGGACTGTTTGCATCGGCCAGGCCCCTTTCCCGTTCAGGATAGAGGGGGGCGCGATGCTTATTCAGATGAAGCCCTTCGCATGGCGGCCAGGAGGGGTGGCTCGATCTCGCGGTCAAGC